TGAATATAAAACGGTACCACAAATTTGGTGGAATAACCGATATATTGGCGGATATAATGAACTTGCCACTGAAATTGAAAACACACGAAATTTTGGTGATGGTGCATTTTAACTATTGACATTTGGTATAGAATCAGTTAGATTGTATATATCAAATGAAAAGGAATCATATTATGACATACACCGTTGAACTCGACATTTCATCCGAAGCTGACCACAAAGAAGTTGTGCAATTCGCAACTGAACATGGCTGCCGTGTAATTATGCGTGTTGAAGAAGGTCCTGCTGGAGGAAATCCTCTTTACACATTTGGTTCTGAAAATTTTGATATGATCCAAGAATTAACCGAACAAGTACTCGGTGCAGGCCACGGATTTGATGAAGAAGAACTTAAAACTATGATCGTGGAGGTATAATATGGCTAAAATCAACGTTGACATCGCACACGACATCGAACTAGGCGAATTCTTGGTTCTTGTTGAAAAAAACAATCTTAAAATTGTTGACTTCACTGCTGAAGGTCCTGGTGGTGGTAACCCAAACTTTACCTTTGAAGGATCTTATGTCAACTGCCGTAATTTCTTGTCTAATGATCTATATCTTGATGACGAAGAAATTGATGAAGAAGGTTTGTATTTTATTGAAGTGGAGGCTGCTTAAATGTCTATGCACATGATCCGTGGAGTACAAGTACACGGAAAAATGAAAAAGAAACTTAATGCTAAAGATAAACGAGCCAAAGCTGAACATGAAGCGTGGCTTGATAAAATGGGCATCGGTAAAAAGAAAGTTGATTACCGTTATGATATGCCTGATTACAATACAGGCGCTCGTATGACATCTGATAAGGTTGCAGGCAATGGTACTGCAAAAGAGCGCAAGGTGTACACTGGTAATGAGATTGCTGGTGTTGTGGTTACTCACAAGTCTAATCTTATGCCTGTTCGCAAAGACAACAAACAAGCTTTTGTTGATGCAGCTCAAATGAGGAGAAACTAATGGCTGTTGACAAAATCATTTATGGAGTAGGTCTTGTAATACTTGTTTCATTATTAGGATGGTACACAGTTCATGTGTGGTCTGATTGCCTTGAAGAAAATTCTGTATTCACTTGCTTTAGGATGTTAAATAAATAACTCTATTACTATGGAGTTATTATGTGGTTTTATAATGGGAAAGAGTTCACTTCCGAAGACATTGGTGAGTACATTGGTTTCGTATATCTCATTACGGATCAATCCAACGGAAAAAAGTACGTTGGTAAAAAGCTTCTCAAATCAAAGCGTAAACTTAAACCCCTCAAAGGAAAAACTCGTCGTAGGACAAAGATCGTTGAGTCTGATTGGAAAACCTATTTCGGTTCTTCCGAAGAGGTTAAGCTTATGGTTGAAGAAAAAGGTGCTGATAACTTTCATAGAGAAATATTACATCTTTGTTTATCAAAAGGTGAACTTGGCTATCTTGAAGCTAAATACCAATTTGAACATGATGTACTTTTACGAGACGACTACTATAATGGAATTATTCAATGCAAAATCCACAGATCACATGTTAAGAGGCTAAAGGAAACTATTGACATTTAAGCGTTTATAGATTATATTAATATTTGAATCAGTTTTGGAGAATGATATGATTATTAAACGCAAATCAACTTATAGTGGTAAAATCCGCTCAAAAGATATTCCTGTAGATCCTCAAGATTGGGCAATGTATCAATCAGGATTTGGTCCTTTATATGAAGTCATTCCTTATCTTAATAATGAAGACCGTGAGTTTATTTTATCAGGTATAACTCCTGATGAATGGAAAACTGCATTCTCTGAAGAACTGAAAAATATCGTAGAGGATACTTTTATATGATCATACTGTTTAATGGTCCTCCTCGGTCAGGTAAAGACTGTGCAGCTGACTTTTTCAAAGAAAAAGGTTTTAAGCATTTGTCTTTTAAGTATCAGCTATATAAAGAAACAATTAAATACTTTGATTGTGATCCTCGTTGGTTTATGGATCGTTATGATAATCGAGCCGAAAAAGAAGTTCCTTCTGCTTTGCTTGGTCATATGTCAGTCCGTGAAGCAATGATCTATGTCTCGGAAAAAATCATTAAACCCAAAAAAGGTTTAGACTATTTTGGTACACAAGTTGCGAACGAAATTAATCTCAATAAAGATTACTGCATCTCAGACGGTGGTTTTATTGATGAATTGGTCCCTGTTATAAATACTGTTGGTTCCGATAATTTCGTTCTTGTTCAACTAACTCGAGAAGGTGAAGATTATTCTTCTGATTCACGCAGATATTTTGACGGTAACGTAATTAAGCAATATGTTATCACACACGAAACTCCCATCTCACAAAAATACGTATTGCCCCATAAATTTGATGTAAGAACCTACAGAATACATAATAATGGGGACATCGGAGCTTTTCATAAAGTATTACAAGAGATATATGAAAAGGAATATGATGGACAAAGTAAACAAACCGAAGATCAAAAAGGAGAAATATTCCAGCAGAATCTTCTACGAGAATCCTTATGATATTGAAACCTTCTTTGAAGGATTAAGTATTGCAGCAGATCATGGTAAAGAATTACAATATGTTGACAGGTTTATAAGTATTATGAGAACCGAACTGAACGAAGATGTTACAACTATTGTTTTTAATATCCTAAAGGATTTTGAATTAGTGAAATTTGAAACTGGTTAAAAGGAACCTATATTATGGAAAAAGACGTGGTTATAAAAAGCCTGAAAGATGGCGTTTGTAAAGTAGTTTTTACAAAAGTAAACGGTGACAATCGCATTATGCATTGTACGTTATCAGAAGAACTTCTCCCTCCTCAAAAGGACATAGAAGAAGAAATCACAAAAAAGAAAAAACCAAATGATGCTGTCCTAGCCGTCTATGATGTTGACCAAAAAGGTTGGCGTTCGTTTCGTTGGGATAGCTTGAAAGAATTTAGCACGGAGTATAATTTATGAGTTGCATTTATAAAGGACAGGTTATAGAATCTGAACTTTCAAAAAGATCTAACGGCGGTACTGAAATGATGCGCCAACGTTTGCTTGATACTGTTGAAGCAGATTTATTGAGCAATTTTGCGATCCATCTTTCAAGGCCTCGTGAGATGTATACGGATGTACCAAATATTTTGTGGTGTCATGATCTCGCTGAAGATCCTGAAAACAATATTCTTGCTGACGGCGGTTGGGAAGAATTTGACCACTTCGTTTTTGTATCGCAATGGCAAAGAGATAATTATAACTTACGTTTTGGAATTCCATTTTCAAAATGTTCTGTCATTCCAAACGCTGTTGAGATCCAGTATCAGCCGCGGCAAAAGCAAACTGAAACTATTAATTTTATCTATCATACAACTCCGCATCGCGGTCTCGAACTTCTTGTTCCTGTGTTTAAGCAATTGGCTAATGAGTTTGAAAATATCCACTTAAATGTATATTCTTCTTTTAAGATATATGGGTGGGAAAATAGAGATGAACCTTATAAGAAATTGTTTGATGAAATTGATGCACATCCAAAAATGACAAACCATGGCACGGTTGATAACGCAACAGTTATTGAAGCATTAGAAAATTCTCACATTTTCTTGTATCCAAACATATGGAGAGAAACATCTTGTATTGCTTTGATTGAAGCAATTAAGTGCGGTGTGATTTGTATCCATCCTAATCATGGCGCGTTATCAGAAACTGCAGCACAAACAAGTATTATGTATGATATGACTGAAGACGCAAATAAACACGCAAACCTTGCGTATGCAGTAGCAAAAGGAGTACTTAACTTACAAAAGAATGATGGCGACTTTCACGAACGGTTTACTACTTCCGACCGCTTTAATTTAGCACGGAATAGTATAAATAGTTTTTCAAGTAGTTGGTTCAATCTTTTGAGAGCTATGTTGCAAAATGGCTGAAATCATTGAATTTCCAAAAGTAAAAGTCTCAGGACCTGCGCAATCAAAAGAAGAGTTGGCGCAGGTTCTTCGAGATTATAAAGAAGAAATTGCAGAAGAAGTTTCTGAGTTCTTGTGGAGGCACGTGCTTGGAGAACTTGCTCGAGTAGGTTGTAATTTTGATAAAAATATTGAGGTATACTTTCCGTCTATGGTCCTTGTTCTTGAATCAATAAGATCACTTCACTTAGAGGCTAACGGTATTCACCACCCATTACAGGATATAGCGAAAGATGTTATAGATGTGGAAGAATTTGTTAAAAGTGAAAAAGTGGTTGACATTTCGGATGAATTGGATTAATATAGACAGTATAACTAAATTGAAATGAGAAACAAATGGCAATCCTAGTAGACTATAATCAGGTTATCCTTGCTTCGCTGTTCGCAAGTATTGGTAACCATCACAATGTAGACATTGACGAAAATCTTATTCGTCATATGTTCTTAAACTCAATCAGATTTAATCGTAAAAAGTTTCACAAAGAATACGGTGAGATCGTAATATGTGCTGACGGCAAAAATACATGGCGCCGTGAGCTATATCCATATTACAAAGCTAATCGTAAGAAATCACGCGATGAGTCTGAACTCGATTGGCAAATGCTCTTTGGTATTATGAATACTATTCGTGACGAAATGAAAGAGTTTTTTCCATATAAAACTATTCACATTGACCATTGTGAAGCTGATGATATTATTGGTACAATTGTCCACGAACATGGTACAGAATTAAATATTGGTTCTGAAAAGTTTTTGGTTTTGTCTGGTGATAAAGATTATATTCAGTTACAACACTATGCAAATGTGGATCAGTATGATCCAGTACGTAAGCGTTGGATCCGCAACGATAATCCCCAAGCATATCTAAATGAGCATATTCTTCGTGGAGATAAAGGTGACGGAGTTCCTAATGTTCTATCACCAGACAATTGTTTGGCCGTAGGTGTAAGACAAAAAGCGATGACAAAACCACGTCTTGATAAATTGCTTAGTGATACACCTGATATGGATGAAGAAACTTTACGTTGCTACCATCGTAACAAAATGCTAATTGATTTAGCTGAAGTACCACAAAAGTACAAAGATATTATCTTGTCAGAGTGGAATGCAAAAGAAGAAGTCGGTAGAGAACAACTCTTTAACTTTTTCGTAAAACGCAAACTAAAGAATTTAATTACAGACATACAGGATTTTTAAGATGGCTGCGAAATTAGCAATATCTGAAATAATTAATAAGCTACCTTCTTTTGGTAATGATGTTGAAGCAAAGATTAAGTTCTTACAACAGAACGATTCTCAACCGCTTCGAGAAATTTTACGTTTAACTTATGATCGTAAAAATGTTGAGTGGCTTATACCTAACAGTGCTCCACCTTGGAAGAAAAACGAATTTGAAGACGAAGCAAGAATGATGTTATATCGTGAAGCTCGACGTCTTAAAATCTTTGTTAAAGGCGGAGGATATGATAACCTTAATCAAGTCAAACGTGAATCTTTATTCATTAGCTTACTTGAAGACATATACAATGATGATGCAGACTTGTTGGCTAATTATACAATACAGCAAAAATCATTTAAAGGACTTCAAAAGAAAACTATTAATAAAGCATTTCCAGGTTTAATTGAAGAGGGAAAAGATGGCGAAAACGTTTAAAAAGTTCCGTGAAGAATACGAAGATTGGGACAATGAGAACGAGCATTCTTCAAAAGAAAAGCGTATGAAAAAACGTCGCGAAAAAAAGAAGCAAAAACGTAACGAAAAATACTCTAATATTGATGGCAAAGAAAAATGATTTAGTACCCATTTTCCTATTGACATTTGGTATAGAATCAGTTAGATTGTATATATCAAATGAAAACAAAAAGGAAAATTCAAATGGGTACTTCTTCAATGATCGGAGTCTATAACAAAGAAGACGGTTCAGTTACTGCTTCATATTGCCATTATGATGGCTATTTAGCTTACAACGGTCGTATGTTGGTAGAAAACTATAACAGCAAATATGATGCTGAAATAGTTGCCAAAGGTGGTTACATCTCTGGTTTGAAAGAAGACTATTTGGAGTCTCGCGAACAAGCCGTTCACAATGATCCTGCAATTGTTTATGACTCAGTAGATGTTTTCCTAAAATGTGGTGACAGACACGCTGGTGCTGAATATCTTTACCTCTTTGACGGTGAAGCATGGTTCTTTGCTGACACTTACACTCACCGCAAAGATCGTCGCTTTGAAGAAGTTGAAAATAACTTGGAAACGGCTTAAAAAGCTATTGACATTCGGCTGAGAATCAGTTAGATTGTATATATCAAATGAAAAGGAAAACGTTATGAAAAAGCTAAATCAAACAATTCTTCGTACAATCGCAAACGCAGACAATGCAACACTTGATGCGATCATTGACCAAATCAAAGCTCGTCAACGTCAAATGCAACAAGACATCGGATCTTCATTCAATGTTGGTGATAAAGTTTGGTTCGACGCAAAACGTCGTGGTCGTATTGAAGGAATGATCTCAAAGATCAATCAAAAAACCATCGTTGTCAAAACCCCTCTTGTAACTTGGAAGGTGTCTCCTTCACTCTTAAAGAAAGTAGCTTAATGAAAAAAAGAAATAAACTAATACTTGTTGACTGTGATGGGGTACTGTTAGATTGGCAGTACTCCTTTTTTACTTGGATGGAAAAACGCGGTCATGCTCCTACATCATATGACGAATATGATATGGGTAAAACCTTCGATATGCCATACGATCAAGCTAAAGAAATGTGTGAATACTTTAACTGTTCTGCTGCAATTGGTTGGCTATCACCTTTTAAAGATGCAAAGAAATACGTTAAGAAATTGCATGAAGATCATGGATTTATCTTTCACTGTATTACTTCTCTGTCTACCGATAAATATGCTGGTAAATTAAGGATGAAAAACCTTGAAGCTGTTTTTGGTAAAAAGGTTTTTGAAGAATTGATTTGTCTACCATGTGGTGGAGACAAAGATGAAGCTCTAAAAGAATACGCTGATACCGATTGTATCTGGGTTGAAGATAAACCTCAAAATGCTGTTGTAGGAGCTAATCTTGGTCTTGACTCTTTATTGATTGAGCATTCACATAATAAAGATTTTTCACATCCTATGGTAACAAATGTTAAAAATTGGAAAGAAATATACGAATACATCGTATAAATAAATCTATGAAAGGAATACTCATTGCCCTCATATAGTTTTGTGAATACCGAAACAAATGAAGAATTTGACTCGTCCATGTCCATGGCTGAGAGGGAGAGTTTCCTCTCCGAAAATCCACACATAAAGCAAATTTTCAAAAAGTTTCCGGGAGTCGTTGACCCGATGCGTCTTGGCATACGTAAGCCGGACGACAATTTTCGTGATGTATTAAAAAACGTTAGACATCATCATAAAAAGGATAATATCAATACTTGGTAATATCCGCAAGGAGGTTTCATGGCAAGACAGAGAAAACTATCCCGTAAGGAGAAACGTAGATTAGAACAACAAATGGAACATATGGTAGGCATCCTAAATCAAAAATTTTCGATGAGAAAGATCACACCGCTAACACCATCACAATCTGATTTATTTGACTCATATCAACGAGGATATAATCTCGCAGCCATCGGAACAGCAGGTACAGGTAAAACAATGTGCGCTACATACTTGGCGCTCAATGATGTACTTCAGAAAGGAGAGTATGAAAAAGTCGTCATCATTAGATCTGCGGTTCAGACGCGCGAGCAAGGTTTCATGCCGGGTTCAAAAGCACAAAAAGAAGCAGTGTTTGAGACACCTTACATGGACATCGTATCAGATTTATTTCAAAGGAAAGATGCATATACCATACTAAAATCTAAAGGTATGATACAATTTATGAGTTCGTCCTTCGTTAGAGGACTAACATTTGACAATTCGATAATCATAGTTGATGAATGTCAATCTATGACTTATCACGAACTTGATAGTATTATAACGCGGGTAGGAGAATCTTCAAGGATTATCTTCTGCGGGGATACTAAACAAGACGACTTACAACAATCAAAAAACAGAGCGGATATATCAGGTCTTCACGACTTTCTCAAAGTGTTAGGAAAAATTCCTTCCTTTGATGTAGTACGGTTTGGAGTTGAAGATATTGTGCGTTCAGGCCTCGTAAAAGAATATATAATAGCAAAGGAACAATTTTTAGAGGTTGCATAATGCCATCCGTTATCAGAAAAGGAATTGACTCTCATATAGGTCATTTTAGTACAACACCAAACCCTTTTCATCAAACTAAATATGTTGTTGCAGGACAAAGTAAGGCCTCCGCTGAAGGAGGTCTTATTGTTACTACAGGAGGATCCACAGGTTGCGGCGATGATGCTGTAGGTGGATCCTCAAAAGTATCAGCAGGTGGATACGCGGTTCATAGAACCGGTGATGCCACTTCTGGGCATGGTAGCTGGGTTGCAAATGCTGCATCATCCGGTTCACCAAAGGTTACAGCCGGCGGATAAATAATCCTATGGCAAATCCTGACTACGCATCAATATTAGCACAAATAGCTGCGGCCACTGATCCGGCCGTTATTGCATCTTTAAAAGCACAACTTGTTATTAATGAAGAATTAACACAAGCTGAAAAAGAATTGTTTGAATATACTGTGTCTGACTATATTGAATTTAACCCAGGATATAATAACGATTTTAAAGCATACGTTGGTGTATACTATAATGACGACGGAGATAGTACCTAATGGCTATAACTACGAGAAGAGATAAAGGTTCAGCATTAACTTACGATGAAATGGACGATAACTTTGAAGCGATCGCCCCTCGTGATAGTGAAACTGGTTCGGTTCAAATTCCAACAGGAACCACATCTGAAAGAACGGCATCTCCTCAATCAGGGATGTTAAGATACAACAGTTCATCTAATGTGTTTGAAGGTTATCAATCTGGTGCTTGGCAAACCCTTGCTTTAGGATCAGGTGGTGAAATAAACCAAAACGCGTTTTCAGAAATACAAGTTTCAGGTCAAGCGACAGTACAAGCAGATCAGAAAACTGATGCGGTAACTTTCGTTGCTGGGACGAATATGTCTATCACAACAGCCGCAGGAACTGATACTATTACGTTTGCCGCGTCAGCTCCATCTGTTGCATTTTCTGACTTAACTTCAACGCCAACAACAATTTCAGGTTATGGTATTACTGATGCCTTTGACGGTGCTTATTCCTCATTGTCCGGTATTCCAACTTCTTTTACTCCTAATACTCATACACAGCCGTTTTCATCTTTAACAAGTTTACCAACAACCCTTGCTGGCTATGGCATTACAGATGCCTTTGACGGAGATTACAATAATCTTACGAACGTGCCGTCAACATTTACTCCTTCTGCACATAACCAAGCATGGTCTACAATCACGGGTACACCGACAACAATTGCGGGTTATGGTATTACTGACTCTTATACTGATAGTAGTGTATCAACACATCTTAACGTAAGTTCTGCTGCAAACAATGAAGTCCTAGCGTATCGTGTAGACATTGCTGACTTTGAATGGGTTAGTTTAGGAGCAACATTTTCAACATCAGACATTGATACACATCTTAATACAGGCACCGCAACAGCAAATCAGTTACTAAGCTGGGACGGTTCGGATTACGATTGGATTGCTGCTCCTGCAACATATGGTGATGCGGACGTGGACGCCCATATTAATGTATCAACTGCAAACACAAATCAGTTATTAAGCTGGGATGGTTCCGACTATAGTTGGATTGATACACCAGCAACATATGGTGATTCTGACGTTGATACACACATTAATACAAGTACTGCAAACACAAATCAAATTTTAAGTTGGACAGGTACTGATTATGATTGGGTAGATCCTGAAAATGGCGGTATTAGTTTCGTTGTCACTCCAATTGCGTTTGCAACTGTAAGATCTACTTCGGCAAACACTACATACACAGGCATGACTGCTGAGGCACTTGATTATTCAGCAGGAAACTACGCAAGAATGAATTTCACTTTTGCTACGGCACAGCCTGATACAAACTACACTGTTGTGTCAGATTGGGAACTTGTTGAAGATAATAATATCATAGAAATTAAAAATAAAGCTAATACCGGTTTTACCGCAGAATTTTATGCGCAGAGTACAGGTAGTCCTTTAACTGCAGGCAGTATTGAAAACAGTGTTCCTGTGTTACAAGTATTTGGTTCAACTCCTACAAAGGGAATTATTAAAGGAGATGAGCTTAAAGTTATTACAACTTCTGCAGGCGCAAATGCGTTAAGTTATAATCAAGCGAATAATACATTCATATTCACACCAACTTCAGGCGGTGGCGGATCGGAACTTAACGACCTATCTTCTGTCGTTACTTGGACGAATGTGCCAGACGCACACATTACGCAATCAAGTGTAACACAACACCAAGCCGCATTTCAAGTTACGGAAAGTCAAATAACCGATCTTCAAAGTTATATCACTGGAATTACAGGAGAAAGTTTATCAGACTTATCAGACGTTGCGACACCTGGTGTAAACGATGACCAATATGTTTTGTATTACAATCACCCAACAACATCTTTTGGGTGGAAACAAATGGCAACCGGAAACACAGGCGGTGGTGGTTCTTCAAATACAAATCTTGGTACATCAAGTTTAACAGATTTAGGAGATGTTGATGGTATCTCTAATATTGACAATTTAAAGGTTCTTTATTATGATCATTCTGCGGGTGTATTTAGATGGGGTTATCCTGACTTAACAATAACGACAAATAGCGCAGGTACTGCGGCAGTTTCTTATAGCAGGACAAGCGGTACTATTACATATACTCCACCTGATTTATCAGGTTATCTAACAAGCGAAACATCACATGCCGATGTCGTTGTTGATGGCGACTTTACATCGCAAGGTCTTATGAGACGTGGGGTAAATGCAGGTCAATACTCTATTGTGACTGATAACAGCACTAATTGGAATACTGCATACGGCTGGGGAGATCACGGCACACAAGGATATTTAACAAGTGAAACATCACATGCCGATGTAGTAGTTGACGGAGACTTTACATCACAAGGTATTATGCTACGCGGAGCAACGGCAGGATCTTATAGTATATTAACTGATAACTCAGCCAACTGGAATACAGCGTATGGTTGGGGCGATCATTCAACTGCTGGTTACTTAACAAGTTACACTGAAACAGATCCTGTATTCTCAGCACATACGACTTCCAATATTATTAACGGAACAGGTTTCCTTAAGAACAATGGTTCTGGGACATGGACTTACGATAATTCAACATATTTAACAAGCGAAACATCACATGCCGATGTTGTTGTAGATGGAGATTTTACATCACAAGGTATTATGCTACGTGGTGCAAGTGCGGGATCTTATAGCATATTAACCGACAATAGTACTAATTGGAATACTGCTTACGGTTGGGGCAATCACGCGTCGGCAGGTTACT